CTGTTGGACAAAAACATTGTTGTACCACCAAAAGTTACTAAGAGTAAATCAGAAGCGTTTGAAGGCGCCTATGTTAAAGACCCACAAACAGGCATGCATCCATGGGTTGCATCGTTTGACTTGAACAGTTTGTATCCACATTTGATGATGCAATACAACATTTCACCTGAGACATTGGTTCAACCAACCGATTACACGGATGAAATGCGTAACATTATTATGGAAGGTGTAAGCGTTGATAAATTGCTGACTAAATCAGTTAATCTATCAAATATGAGTGGTTACACCATTACACCAAATGGCCAATTCTTCCGTACTGACAAACAAGGCTTTCTGCCTAAAATGTTGGAAGAAATGTATGTTGACCGTTCCAAGTTTAAGAAGATGATGATTCAGGCTAAGAAAGACTATGAAGTTGAGACTGATTCATTCAAAAGAAAAGAATTAAAGAATAAGATTGCTCGTTATGATAACCTGCAATTGGCAAAGAAAGTTTCTCTCAATAGTGCTTACGGTGCTCTTGGTTCTCAGTATTTTAGATTTTATGATTTACGTATGGCCTTGGGTGTTACTACTGCTGGTCAATTATCAATCCGTTGGATTGAACACAAGATTAACCAGTACATGAATGGCCTATTGAAAACAAATGATGATTATGTTATCGCCTCAGACACGGACTCGATATATCTCAAACTTGGTCCACTTGTTGATAAAATGTATAAAGACACGACAGATGTTAATAAAGTTATCGCCTTCATGGACAAAGTCTGTGAAGATAAGATTCAACCTTTTATTGACAAGAGCTATCAAGAGCTTGCTACGTATGTCCATGCCTATGACCAAAAAATGCAAATGAAGCGTGAAGGTCTTTCTAATAAGGGAATCTGGACTGCCAAGAAGCGTTATATTCTAAACGTGTATAACAATGAAGGTGTGCAGTACAAAGAACCTCAGATGAAAGTTATGGGTTTGGAAATGGTCAAATCTTCCACACCATCGGCAATCCGTGAGAAGATGAAACAATCTATCAAGCTGATGATTAATGGTACAGAAGATGACATTCATACCTTTATTGATGAGTTTAGAAAAGCATTCAAGGCAATGCCGCCTGAAGAAGTATCATTTCCCCGTGGAATGAATGGTTTGAAAGAGTATTCTGATGCAGCTACTCTATATAAAAAGGGAACACCGATTCATGTGAAGGGTGCTATTCTGTATAATGCCAAACTCAAGCAGTTGAAATTAGATAAGAAGTACCCATTGATTCAAGAAGGCGAAAAGATTAAATTCTCCTATCTGAAACAACCAAACCCTATGAAAGATATGGTGATTTCATATCCAAATAGATTGCCGCCTGAATTTGGTTTGCAAGAGTATATTGATTATGATTTACAATTTGAGAAGGCATTTCTTGAGCCAATCAAAGTGATTTTAGACCAGATTGGTTGGTCTACAGAGAAAAGAAATTCGTTGGAGAGTTTTTTTGGATAACATTAGAGTAATTAAAACTGGCATCAATGTATCAAAGATATTGAATCAACTGAAACAATATCCTCAGGATTGGGAAGAACAGAAGAATATGAAGAACGCCGATTCTTTATTGAATTACGGCTTTGACTATCTTCCTGCTGGTGTGTTACAATTGGTGATTGGTGCTGTAACTGATAAGTCACAATTTGTCGGTGATACTGAGTATTGTATCCCAACGGCTGCATTTGACCATCATACAGAAGTCATTAGGTTTCTACGCCGGCATTTCCATGCATTCTGTCGGTGTGGTTTTTTATCATTAGAAGTTGGTGGTGAAGTGGGACAACATATTGACCAAGGTACATACTATCAAACAAAAGATAGATATCACCTTTCGATTCAAGGTCGATATGAATATACAGTTGGTGGTGAATCAGTTATTGTTGAGCCAGGTACATTAATTTGGTTCAACAATAAGTTAATGCATGGTACACAAAACATTGGTGATTGCACAAGAATTACATTTGTGTTTGATGTACCACATAACAAAAAGAATCCGTGATAATTTAAAAAAGGTGATATATGAGTTTATTAGATAAAATCAAAAAGAATTCCACTATTAAAGATAGTGCCATTCTTGCTAATTCAAAGTTCTTTAACGCAAAGGACATGATTACAACCGGTGTGCCAATGGTCAATGTTGCACTATCTGGTAATTTAGATGGTGGTTTGACACCAGGTCTTACAATGTGGGCAGGTCCATCAAAACACTTTAAGACTGCTTTCTCTTTATTGATGGCTAAGTCCTACATGGACAAGTATTCTGAATCTGTACTGTTGTTTTATGATTCTGAGTTTGGTACTCCGCAATCATACTTTGATACATTTGGTATTGATACAGAAAGAGTTATCCATACTCCGTTGACTGATAGTGAACAGTTGAAGTTTGATAGTATGAAACAACTTGAAGGTATTGACCGTGGTGACCGAGTGATGATTATCATTGACTCAATCGGTAACTTGGCCTCAAAGAAAGAAGTTGAAGATGCTCTTGAAGGTAAATCTGTTGCAGAGATGTCCCGAGCAAAACAAGTTAAGAGTTTGTTCCGTATGGTAACACCTCACTTGAATCTAAAAGATATTCCAATGGTTGTTGTGAATCACACATACAAAGAAATTGGTATGTTTCCTAAAGATATTGTTGGTGGTGGTACAGGTTCGTATTACTCAGCTGATAACATTTTTATACTTGGTCGCCAACAAGAAAAAGAAGGCACCGAGATTGTCGGTTACAATTTTATTATCAACGTAGAAAAATCCCGTTATGTCAAAGAAAAATCTAAAATACCCGTTAATGTATCTTTTAATGGTGGCATTAATAAGTGGTCTGGTCTACTCGATATTGCTCTTGAATCCGGACATGTGGTTAAACCCACCAATGGTTGGTATGCCAAAGTAAACCAATCTACTGGTGAAATTGGTGATAAGAAACGATACAATGATACTCAAACGGCTGAATTTTGGAATGATATTCTTTCTACAGATTCGTTTAAAACTTTTGTAAGGAAGAAATATGAAATCACTTATGGCAGCATTATGGGAAATGATCCAGTTTTGGAAACCGAAGATGAAGAAGTTTGAAGAAGATAAAGATTTTAAATTTGTTGACTTTGAAGACTCTGATATCACTGGCATAGGTATTCTTGCTGGTGATTTTAAAGGAGTTCTTTACCATTATACTGGTGCAAGGGTCAAACATGAAACGGGTTTGCCAGTGTTGGAGTTCGGTTATACTATCGTCCATGCAGGCAAACACGACATGGACCTCTTGCAAAAAGATGAGGAATTTCATACAATGATAGGTGACATACTCACCGAGTTAATTATTAACAACCGATATAATGAAAAGATTAGAACAAACAATCCTGAAGAACCTGATTTACAATGAGGACTTCACACGTAAAGTATTGCCTTTCATGCGAGCTGATTACTTTGGTGACAATACTGAAAAGGTTGTCTTCAAAGAAATCTTTGAGTTTGTAAACAAATATAAGAATCTTCCCACACACGAATCTTTGGTGATTAACTTCACCGAAAGTAAATCTCTGACAGAGGTTGAAGTCCGTGACTCTATTGAACTGCTCAATGAAATGCACCTTTCAAGGGAAGAAAAGGTCGAAAGTAAATGGCTTGTTGAGCAGACTGAGAAGTTTTGCCAAGACAAGGCCATTTACAATGCCATTATGGAATCAGTATCAATACTTGATGACAAGAATGGTATTAAACCAAAAGGTGAGATTCCTAAACTGTTGAGTGATGCACTTGGTGTTTCATTTGACCAACACATCGGCCATGATTATATGTCCGATTATGAATCTCGTTTTGACTTCTATCACAAGGTTGAATCCCGTGTTAAATTTGACCTTGATATCTTCAATAAGATTACAAAGGGCGGTCTGCCAACTAAGACATTGAATATTGCACTTGCTGGTACTGGTGTTGGTAAGTCCTTGTTCATGTGCCATGTGGCAGGCTCTTGTTTGTCACAAGGCCAGAATGTCTTGTACATCACAATGGAAATGGCCGAAGAACGTATTGCTGAACGTATCGATGCCAATTTGCTAAATATTGATTTGAATGAATTGCAAACAATGACCAAGGTAGATTATGAACGCAAGTTTAAAGTTTTACAAAACAAGGCACATGGTAAATTGATTATCAAAGAATATCCAACTGCTAGTGCTTCTTCTCTACACTTCAGAGCTTTGTTGAGTGAGTTACACTTGAAGAAGAACTTTGTACCAGATATTATCTTTATTGATTATCTAAACATCTGTGCATCTTCTCGTATCAAGGCTGGTGGTTCTGTAAACTCTTACACATATATCAAGTCTATTGCTGAAGAACTCCGTGGTCTGGCTGTTGAACACAATGTGCCAATTGTATCTGCAACACAAACAACTCGTAGTGGTTTCAGTAACTCTGATGTTGGTCTAGAAGATACTTCTGAATCATTTGGTCTGCCTGCAACTGCTGACTTTATGTTTGCTTTGATTACAACTGAAGAACTGCAACAACTAAACCAAATTATGGTAAAACAGTTGAAGAATCGGTACTCTGATCCCAATGATAACAAACGATTTGTTGTTGGTGTTGACCGTTCTAAGATGCGATTGTATGATGCAGAGCCTTCAGCACAGGCCGATATCACCGATTCTGGCCAAGTAAAGAGTGATGCACCACTTAATACATTTGGTAATCGTGAGAAGAAATTCAATAAGAACTTTGGTGGCCTTAAAGTATGATGCTAACTAAAGAACAAGCTGTACATTGCGCTGATGTATTCTCAAACTACTTTGATAAGTTTGGTCGTATTGATGAATACATGCGTGAACAAAAACTAAACTCAATGGCAGAAAGACCATTTACTTTGCCTGGCATGGGACCAGAAGAAGATTTGTTCTCTGATTTTACTATGTCACCTGCTGATATGGAATTTGAAATCATGGAGTTGCCACAAGATAGATGGGACATTTATCTTAATATGATTTCTAGCCATTCAAACATGACCAGTATTCCTGGCCGTTGTTTGCGTTTGGCTGTATTTGAGAAGAAGTCACAGAAGTGGGTTGGTTTTATTCGTCTTGGTTCTCCTGTTATCAATTGTAAACCTCGTAATGAAATGCTTGGTCAAGTATTCACACAACACGAAGGCGGTGCTCAATTGTTCAATCAATGTGCCGCCATGGGTTTTGTGATTGTACCTGCACAACCATTTGGTTTCAATTATCTTGGTGGTAAATTACTTGCAGCCATCTGTTGCTCACATGAAGTACGTAGAATGTTGGATGAAAAGTATAAGATGACCACTTGTTTGTTTGAGACAACCAGTCTGTATGGTTCTTCAAAGGCGGTATCACAGTATGATGGTATGAAACCTCTGATTCGCTTCAAAGGTTTAACTGATAGTGATTTCTTGCCAATGTTGCATGGTAAAACATATACTGACCTCAAAGATTACATAGAGAATATCATTGGCGAACCACTGGCACCAGAAGGCGCTTCGTCACGCAAGTTGAAGATATCTAATGCAATGGTGTCTATGATTAAGATTGGCCTCAAAGGCACACCAGAGGCTGTTAAGTTTGCACAGACTATTGACAATGCCAAGAATCTAAACGAACAGAAACGATACTTCATTTCTGATTATGGCTTTAAGAACATGGTTGATTTTGTAAATGGAAAGACTGACAAGTTAATTCCAGGTGAAAACTATGAGAAACATAATTTGGCCAATATTACGGAGTGGTGGCGTAAGAAAGCCATCAATCGATTTGATACGTTAAGAACTGATAATCGTATCAGAACCGAACAAGAAGTTTGGACTGGCGATAAAGTGCTTGACATAATTCGGTAATTCAGGTAGGATAAATACTCCATTAACTAACGGAGTGTTTAAATGGCTGGTAACGCAATTGAAACCGCAAAACAAGAGAATGGCTCAAGAGTGTATTTTGAGTTATACATTGAAAATAATGTGAGAG